GTAACGATTGGAAGGAAAATAGTAATGGCGAAGATTACATTCAAAGGCTTAGCAAAAGATACGGACGAGGTATACAAAAGAGGTTGGAAGATAGTTCAAGGAGGATTGAATCCCTTCTCGAAACCGAAATCAACCAAGAAAAAAGTAACCAAGAAAACGAAAGCAACCGACTAACCCCATCCTTTTCAGAAGTACAACAAAAGTACATAGAGTCTCGTGAATTTTTTATAACTAAAATTCAAGATGAACTAAGAAGACTCAAAGTAATCCAAGAAAAAATAGGTGACATCCCAGAAGAGCAAGATGCTTATATGAGAGCAGAACTCTATATTGGTAAAGCCTCAGAAAAAATAGAAAATTTCCGTACAAAAGAAATAGAACCATTAGTTAAAGAATTAACAGATGATGGTTTTACTATTGAAGATATAGGAGATTACTTATATGCAAGACATTCCAAGGAAAGAAATACATTAATATCAGAAAGAACTGATGGTGAAGTTAAAGATGGTTCTGGAATGTCAAATAAAGATGCAAATGAAATTCTTAACAAATTCAAAAACACAAAAATTAAAGATTATGCTAAGAAAGTAGATGCTATAATTGGAGAAACATTAGACATATTATACGATGGGGATTTAATAACTCTTGAAGATTATGAATATTATGATAGCAAAAAGATGTTTAAAAATTATGTTCCTTTAAAAGGTTTACCCGGAGATGAAACTTATTTTGCCTCTGGTAAAGGATTTAGTGTTACTGGTAAAGATATTAAAAGAGCAAAAGGTAGAGGCAGTAGAGCAAACAATCCTTTTGTTCAAGTATTAGCAGATTACGAACAAGCCATTGTTAGGTCAGAAAAAAATAAAGTTAGTATAGCATTTTACAATTTAGTAGAAAACAATCCATCAGAAATGTGGGAAGCCAAAGGGTTAAAACATTTACCTCGATTTGATAAAAATGGTGAAGTTCAATATTTTGATCCTATGCAACTTAAACCAAATGAGATAGAAGTTAAGGTAGAAGGTAAAAGAAAAATTATAACTATTAATGATGCTGACTTAGTAAATCAAATGAAAAAAATGGGTTCATCTCAACCTCTTAAAGGATTAATTACTTTTAATAATTTCTTTAGAGCCATTAACACAACTTTAAATCCAGAGTTTATAATTACAAACTTTTCAAGAGACTTACAAGCCGGTCTATTTAATTTAAATGCTGATCACAAAGGCTTGACTAAAAAAGTATTAAAATATGTTTTTAAAGCACAAAAAGGAATATGGACAAATATAAGAGGTGGTAAATCTGAATGGGCATCTATTTACCAAGAGTATAAAGACAATGGTGGAAAGGTTGGCTGGTTTGAACAACAGACAATAGAGCAAAAAACAGAAAAATTAAAAAAAGTATTAAAGAATGCTCAGTCAAAAAATCAATTTGGAACAGCATTTAGAAGTGTAGGAAAATTTATAAACGATGCTAATGAAATGGTTGAGTCTGGAGTTAGACTTGCAACATACAAAGCATTAGTAGAGGCTGGTGTTTCACCAAAAAAATCAGCACAGTATTCTAAAAACCTTACAGTAAACTTTAATAAAAAAGGAGAATGGGGTTCTGCTATAAATTCTATATGGGTTTTTTCTAATGCAAGTATTCAAGGTACTACAAGAGTAATGGGAATGGGTAGCACCAAAAGAGGCAAGGCTATACAAATAGGCTTAATAGCAATGGGATTTTTACAATCATTTATTAATAGAATGACAGATTCAGAAGATTGGGAACAATTTGATGATTATGTTAAAGATAATTATTGGATGTATTTATTACCAAATGGTAAAGCACTTTCTATAAAAGCACCTTATGGTTACAATGTATTTAAAGTTATGGGTTCTTTAATAGAAGAAATGATTTTTGGAGACACAACTTTACCAGAGGCTGGTAAAAGATTTGTAGTATCTGTAAATGATGCATTTAATCCGATAGGTGGAGGAAGTCTTTTACAAGCATTTAGTCCTACTATAACTGATCCTTTTGTTCAAATAGTGGAAAATAAAAATTTCTTTGGTGGACCTATTATGCCGGAACAACCAGCCTATCAACCTAAGATAGCAGACAAAAAACGATATTTCCCATCAGCAAGAAAACAATCTAAAGCAATTACTAATTGGTTAAATAAAATAACTGGAGGAGGTGAAGATATAAGTGGATGGGTAGATGTAAGTCCAGAAACTTTAGACCATTTCTTTGACTCTTATACTGGAGGAGTTGGTAAATTTGTTGCAAATACAATAGAGTCTGGAACATCATTGGCTGTTGATGGTAAATTCCCATCACCTACTAATGTTCCTATAAAAAGACAATTCTATAAAGACCAAAGCGAGTGGGTGTCCAGAAAGTTGTTAAGAGATATGGTAAATGAATCTAAAAGAATTAAATATTCTGTTCAACAAAAAAACAGACTTTTAAGACATATTAAGTATTTAAAAGAATCAGATTTTGATAGAGAAAGATATAAAACAAAAATTGAATGGTTTGATTATCTTAAAAAAGAAAAAGAAGAGTTCTTTAAAAACCAAAGAGATATTAAATGAAAAACGATATAAAAGATATAATAAACGAAGTATTAACAAAATTAGAAAATGCTACTGGTATTAGAAAAACCAGAGAGGCTGAAGCATTAATATATGAAACTGGAAATGCTGAAACTGGTTATAGAAATTTAGTTCAAATGGGAGGAGGTCCAGCAGTATCATTCTTTCAATTAGAACCAGCAACCATTCAAGATATATTTAATAATTATGTAGAATATAGGCAACCACTTGTAGAGGTGCTTATTGAATTTGGGTTAGACCCTATGAACTTAGAATTTTGTGTTAAGACAAACATAGCAATAGCTATTTGTATGTGTAGGTTCCATTATAGAAGAGTACCTTCAGCAATACCAAAGACTAAGGAACAAAGAGCAATATACTGGAAAGAACATTACAATACTAACTTAGGCAAAGGAACAATTGATCACTTTTTAAAAGCAAATAAGGGGTAAGTATGGAGCAACAAATAGAGACCCTCATAGGGCAATATGGTTGGATGGGTGTTGTTGCATTCGTACTACTAATTGGAAGAAAAACTATAGAATCAACTATAGATGCAATAAAAGTATTTGCTGGTGATGACCTTAACACAGATGATGTAATAATATTTAATGATAGACCAGCAAGAGTAATTAGAGTAGGATTGTGGAAAACTATTTTATTTGTTTATGAGGTTGGATGTGCTGATGGAAAACCTTTTATTAAAGGTGGTAACAAAGTAGCTGTCCAGAATGATAAACTTAAAGACTATCTAATAGAAAAACCTTTACCAATGTTGGATTTAAAGAAATGGGATAACTGCGATGATTGAATTAGGATACTTTTTATTAGGATTTATTATAGTTTTTTTTGGAGGACTTTGGTGTTTAGGAAGATGGGAAATATTTGATTTTCAACTTGACGATGAAGATGATGAATGGGGGTATTAAATGAAAGACTTTTTAGATACATTAAGCAATCAACCAGAAATTGGTATTGCATCCAGTTTAGGGTCTGGTACATTGTATTGGACTGGTATTCTAAATCCTATCCTTTCTTTCCTTACGTTAGTCGTTGGATTCGTTATTGGATTAATAACTTTGGCTATTAAAATTAAAGAATGGAGAAGACTATGATACAAGGAATGATTGCAAAGAAATTAATTGACTTTGCTTTAAAGAAAATTATGGAAAAGAAAGAAGTTAAAAAACTCCGTAAGTATGTTGAAGAGGAGAATGATCTTGATATAATAACAAAGGCTCACGGAAAGGCTCTTGATAAGTATGGTAAAACACTTGAAGAGATACAAATAGACTTAGCAATTGTTAAAAAGAATTCACACGAACCTATCTTCAATAAGAAAGACTATAAAGATATATTAAAAAGACTTAAAAAGTTAGAAAGGAAAAAATGATAGAACTAATTACATCAAATTGGGAATACTTTTTGTTAGCATTATATGTATTAGAAAAAGGTATTAAGTTAAGTCCATCTAAAAAAGATGACTTGATTTTCGATATGTTAATAAAACCTATTGTAGATAAAATTAAAAAATAAATTTTTCTAATTCTTTATTACTTACCCAATTAGCATAAATCTCTGTAGTTTGAATTGACTTATGTCCTAATAAGGTTTGTAAGATTTCTTTAGGCACACCTCTGTTCAACATTGTGTGTGCGAAGGTGTGTCTGAAGGTATGAAGGTTAATCTGATTTTTCCTTAAAAACTCCTCATTAAAATTACTCTTTAAATTATCATACACTTTACGTCTTTGAGATTCAAGGTGAACCTCTGGAAATATATATTCAGCAGTACGCAACTGAACTACATCTAATGCTTTTCTACTTAAAGGAACATTAAGATAATCACCAGTCTTATTCATCTTTTTAATTAAGTAGTTTTCAGATATATGTTTTTGTTTAAGGTTAAATACATCTGTTGCTCTGATACCAGTCTCAATTAAGAAAATATATAAATCTTTAAATTTACCAGCATTTTTCATAATCTTAGACAAATGATCATCTGTAAAGAAAAACCTCTGAGAAACACCCTTTTTGCGAACATTTTTAATACTCATAAAAGGATTACGATTAATATATTCCATTTCAATGCAGAAATTAAAGAATCTTTTAAGATAACCTATATTACGATTTAAAGTAGAGTCTGATATTGAAACCATTTGACCATATTTATAAATCTTCATATTAGACCTATGAATTATAAACTCTTGAGCAACTTGAGGTGTTACGAGTCTTAAAGTGTGTTTACGTCTTTGACTACAAAAGTCTACAAACATTCTCATACACTTATCAATAGATACAAAGGATGCTTTGTTTAAGTCTTTTAAATAAGGTTGATCACAAAACATTTTGTAGGCAAAAATAATATCCACTGTTTTTTTAGGATTTAAAAGTTCTAACTCAAGCAGTTTTAATTTAGTTTTAGCAACCTTTATATCAGATGAAAGTCGCTTACGAATTCGCTTACCATCAATGTAAAAATTACCATAATACACTGATTTATTTTTGAGTTTTTTCTTATAAATTGTCGACATATTTTGTCACTATATTGTCACTACGAACTTACAAACAAACTCTAAAAACCCTTATTGTACCGAGGGTGGGACTCGAACCCACACGTTCCGAAAAACATTGGATTTTGAATCCCTACTGAGATTGTTTTGTCGAAGAGACAATACTCTCCATTTTTGTTTTAAAAAGCTATGTTCTGTCACCCATCAGACAAAACAATTACGTTCTACCAATTTAATTTAAATAATTTTTCTTATAAACCAATGCTATTGAATCTTCAAATTCTTTTTTAGAAATTTTAAAAGCATCACAAAAATAATAAGGTCCTTGAATATTATATGTCATTAATTTTATATAGACATTTTTCTTTGATTTAGTGTGTAACGTCCAGTATGAATGACCAGTTTCATCTACTAAAGAATTTAAAACTTGTACATTTTCTTTATAATAGTCTTTAACATTAGCAACCTTATCCATCATTTCTGGTGCTATAAAAGACCTATAATCTACATTTAGTATCTCTATAGGAGGATACTCTAATAATGCACTGAATTTTGATGATATAATATGAAATCTATCAATAGTTATATTAAGTACTGCTTGTAATTTAGTGTGGTCAAGCTGTGGAATGTTAATAACCTTATCCCTCATATCTCCAAGAGCCTTTTTTAGAAGTTTATTATCTTCTATTAATAGTTTATTTTCCTTTTTTAATGTGTTTATGTGATCTAATTGGTTTGCAATTATATCTTTAGTTATACCTTCAGCCATTACTATCTCCTCTAAGTTAATTTCTTGAAATTCAGCAACTCCAGATTCAATCTTGAGTTCTAATTTTAATTCTTGTGCTAAGAAGGATAGGTTTTGTTGACGTGCAGTAGTAATAGATCCTTTTTTCCAATTGGAGATTGTTTGTCTGCTGACATTTATTTTTCGTGATAGAAAGCTGTCATTAATATCCGAAGATAATAATGCAGTTCGTATAGAATCTCCAATCTTTACATTACCCATCTCATAATTTATAAAATTCTCCATATCCATCATATAACAATATATAACAAATATTTCGTAAATAAAAACAAATATTATTTGACATATGTAAAATATTAATCTTTTTATTTTGCATATATAATATAATTGTGTAAAATAGGGTGTAAAATAAAATGGAGATTCGTTATGATAGACTTTCTAAACTTTCAAATATTAGGCGATGCTGGTCCAAGGATGATACACATATTATTAATAGCATTTATCTGGATCACTTTACCTATTGATGAAATTAAAAAAATGGGGGAATTCAATGAGTAAAATGGCTGAATTGTCATATGAGATAGATTCTCAGTATGATGGAACTGAAGGAATTGATTTAAAAGCAGTAAGAAGATATTATAAACGTAAAAATAAAAAAGGAGATTCAAGATGGATATTAAAGAAATAAGAGATGTTTTAACTAAAATCAAAATCCCTAATGAGCATATAAAAAGAAAAGGTGGTTCTTTTGGAGATTATATTGCTTGGACATATGCAGTAGGTGAATTTTTAAAACATTATCCAGAGGCACGTTGGGAATTTACCCAATGGGAACAAGCTGATGGTACTTTATTAGATGTTCAATATTATAAAGATGGTAGCTGTAGTGTTGAGGTAACTTGCTGGATAGGTGATATTAGACAGCATATGTGGTTACCAGTAACCAAAAACACCTCAAATGAACCATCAGCTAATTGCTTTGATATTAATACTGCTAAGATGAGATGTTTAACTAAATGTATAGCAGTTTGTTTTGGATTGGGTGCAGAGGTTTATAACGTAGATATGTTGCAAGATTTTAAAACGGAGAAGGTTGAAGGTTCTAAACGAATCTCCAATTCCCCTTCAAACGGAGTCACCAATCCATCATTACCTCAAGACTCTGAGCCTTCTCCGGTTATTGCTGGACCATTTGATGATTTAAAGAAACCTTTAAACAATGTATCTTCTTCAGTTATTGCTGAACCAGATGCTCCTTCTTTTAACACTGAGACAAAAATCAAATGTGGCTATAACAAAGGAGAGACATATTCCAGCTACGCTGATATTAAACAAGTAAGAAAAGACCTTTCTTATTGGAATTCCAATGCTAAGAATGATGATCAAAAACAACATTTATCTAATTTAAAAATGGTTGAAAGTATGTTTATTGAAAAAGGTATGCAGTCATTCAAGGCTGGTGTTTAATGTATCCTCGTATATATCCAAGAACACACTATGGTAGATTTTATGAAATCGGGGACAATATTATTGTTCCGAGTAGTACCACTCTGTGTAGGTATGGTAATCCTATGGCTCACTCTACACTGCTTTATATAATCAAGCAATCAGAAGGTTCTGTAGATACTTACTATAATAAAAAAACTCAAGCACTAATAGATGGTAATGATGTTCATCAAGCTATAGAAGACTATGAAGAAGGTCAACTTGTAGATTTTGAAAACAAGTCAAGAGAAGCTACTAAAGGCTTTATTAGTTATGTGACTTGGAGAGAAAAATACAATCCAGAAATAGTAGCAGTTGAAGGTATGCTTTATTCTACTAAAATGATTAAAGGAAGACTTATATACCCATTTGCTGGACGTTTTGATATGGTTGCTCGTATTGATGGAGAACTTTGGTTATTAGATGCTAAAACATCCATTAATTATAAAGACCATAATTATATGTATCAACTATCAATGTATAAAATGTTATGGGATGAAATGAATCCAGATAACAAAATTGATAGATTAGGTGTCATTAGGTGCAATAAAACGTATTCTGGTGAGAAACCATCACCAAGAACAGAATTGTTATATGAAATATATTTTAATCCAGAGGCAGTCGGGCATCTGGTGTTTCAATTTAATATGTTTTATGAGCAATATGATAAGGAAGGAAAACCTAAAAGAAAACCCCAATTACAGACACAATTTCAAATGGTAAAAGAATGAAAGAGTGTCGAGTATGTTTAGAAATGTTACCCACTGGTAGTTTTGTAAGATATTCTACTGGTGGGCGACAAAAGATTTGCAAAGATTGTAAAAGAGCAGAGGCAAAAAAGTTTTCAGATAAAAAAAAGAAAGCCTTAAAGGAATGGAGATCATACTATGGTTAAGTTCAGAACCCATAAAAAAAATAACTACACTATCATAGATAATAAACTTATTTATGATAATACAATAACAGCTAAATCTAAAGCTGTAGTTATTTACTTACTTTCTAAACCAGATGAGTGGAACACCAATATTAGAGATATAGCTAAGAACTTTAAAGATGGTTATGATTCTATTAAATCAGCACTTGTTGAACTTGAAAAAACATACTACTTAGATAGGAAAAAATTAAGACAAAGTGATGGAACTTTTATTACTGAATATAACGTATATGAAGATAAGACTCAACACCCTAAAAACCTTAATTATTTAAAGGATGCTATCCAGAGTGGAAAATCCACTCCCATCCAGAGTGGAAAATCCACCAGTGGAAAATCCACTCATAATATAAGTACTATAAATAGTAAGACTAAAAAACTATATAAAAAAGAATTTGATATTTGGTATTCAATTTATGATAAAAAGGTTACTAAGAAACAAGCTACAACTTATTGGGATAGAAATATTAAATCTGAAGAACTTATCGATAAAATTATGCAACACACTAAGGTATACATCCAGAACACTGAAAAGCAATACAGACTTGACCCACTTAGGTATTTGAGAAACGAAAAGTGGGAAGATGAAATTATTATTAAAGAAAAGTCTCAAGCTGATAGAGAAAAAGAATTATTAGCAGATGCAGAAGAACGTATGCATAAACAAATTAAAAAACAAAAGGAGTACTGGAAGAAGGCTGAAGAACAATCAGCATCACCAGAGGAGATTAGAAAGATTTTAAATGGAAGATAAAGAATTAAGTGACGTTATGCTTATGGATGTTATAGAAATTGATAAGCTAATTGTCGATATGGAATATTATAAAAATGAATGTTTAAAGCTACAAAAAAGAAATGAATTTTTATTAAAGAATATGCAAAGATTAACCTCATCAGCTATAAAGAATGCTAAAAAAAGAATTTCAACTAATAAAAAAGTCGTTTAAAAAGATTGGAACGTGTCTTGCTTGTTCAAAAAGTAGCTTTAAATCTGTTCAATGGTATGAATGGTATTCTTTAATTGATGGGAAATTATTGCTGGATCAAATATGTAAGGATTGTGCTAAACGTGAACTTGGTAGTAAAAATCGGAAAGGTTGGGAAAAATATTTATGAGTTTTGATGCAGATGTAAAAAAATCACTACCATACCAAGAAATCTTTGCTAAAGACATAGAGCAATATTGGAATAGTGAATTACGTCAAGATGTTAGAACTATACGTCACAAAGGTGGTGACTACAATCCAATCGATTATATGATTATAAAAAGAAATACTAACAGAATAATGGGATATATTGAATTAAAGAATCGTTCCTTTGAATCCACAAAATATGACTCTTTAATTATAGACCACTCTAAGATGGTAGCACTGCGACAAAAACTAATGTATTCATCAACTCCAGTATATCTTGGAATAAGATTTACTGATGTTGATTTATGTTATGAACTTAATCCCTCCCACACTTTTGCAGTCTACCATTCTGGTCGTACCACACTTACTCGTAATGAATACGATTTAAAAGAGGTCGAATATGTCCCATTAAAATTTTTCAGAAAGTTTTCTGAACTAAAATAGGAGATTCTATGGGAATACACTTTAGAGATGTAAGAGGAATACTAAGAATTTTGAAGGATATAAAAAAATACATACTTATCCAGAATAAAAACGATAAGCTGGGTGAAAGTATAATAACTCAAGTAGATAGAGTACTAAATGACAACAAAGGAGAGATATGAAAATAATATCAATGCGAAATGTAGACTGGGGAAAGGTAAAAGCTATTTTTACTATCCAAACAACAGATGGTATAGAAATCAAAAATTGTAAATTGATCGATGGTCAGCACGGATTTTTCGTGGGATCACCTTCTGTTAAAGGTAGCGATGGTGAATATAGAGATTTAGTTTGGTTTCCTAAAGATAAAAGAGACCATTTAAATCAAATGGCTGGTGATTTTTATAATCCAGAAGGTAACTATCCACAAGCTAATAAAGTGGAAGAAAAAATACCATTCTAATGGATTTAGAAAATCAAATATTAATTGAAGAAAATCAATCTTTGACTAATAGGGTTAGCACCCTTGAAAAGAAATTGGAAAGTATGAGTTTAAAGTTTGACCTTGCTATCCAAACTATCAAGGGTGTTTCACACCTTGTTCCCAATCTGTTTATGAAATTTGAAAAAGAACTGGAGTTAATGGATGGGAAAGATACAGAACAAAGAACAGATAACACATAAGGCAGAGCAAGAAAAGAAGAGAAGAAAAGCTAAGTCTGGAAGACCAAATAACAATGCTTTGACTTATGTAGACCCAGCTAATAATCCAGATACCTCAATAACAACCAGTATGTCTGGTTTATACAAAAAAGGTCAATGGGAGAAGATATTTGGCTCGAAAAACAAGTCGAAAGACACTGATAAAAAAACTTGATACTTTAGTCTCTAAATACATTAGAAAAAGAGATCAAAAATGCGTTCAATGTGGTAAGGTTGACACGTTAACCAATGGTCACGTTTTTTCAAGAAGACATTACTCTTTAAGATGGGACATTACCTCAAACGGAAATTGTCATTGTCAGTGTTGGGGTTGCAACTATAAACACTCTTACGATAATTACGAATACTACAAATGGTATGTTGATACCTTTGGTTCTGATAGATTTGAAGAACTTAGAGGTGAGTATAAACAATCAAAAAAATTTAAAAACAATGACTTAGAGGAACTCTATGAAGAAATTAATAGAAAATATAAAGAGTTGTAAGCCTATGCTTTTTTTATTAATAGAGATTACTCTTTGCATCGCATTATGGGTAGGACTTTTTAAACTAATGTGGATGATGATATGAAATGTAATATATGTGATTCAGAAATAGAAGAAGATAATGGAGATATAGTAGGTTCGTTTGGTATAACTCCAGTTCAGTTTTGTGTATGGTGCTTATCATCAATAACTGATATGGTAATTCAATTAAATGGTTTTGATGATATTGAAACTTTAGAACAAAGAATTGTAGAACTAAAAGATGAAATCTAAATACACAGATTTTGAACAACTTAACTCACAAATAAACACCAGCATAAGGAATGGTGAAATTCGTGCTATGTGGAAAGGTTTAAGCTACTCTGATTTGAACTACGACTCTAAAATAGATAAGATAAAACAAGAGTACCACTTATCATACGAATCAGTAACCAGAATCATATATAGAAAATGAACTACAACTTTCATAAGCAAGGTAAAGCTGGAGAACACTTTGTTATGTTTGATGCATACTGGTCTGGATACACTGCAACTATGGTAGATAACTTGGTCCAATATGATGTCTTGATTTTTGATCAAAACAAACCCTTTAAAATTCAAGTAAAAACATCCTCAAAAACTCGTACTGATGGATACTCTTATAAGTATGGATTAAAAACACATAAGATGGGGAAGAAACCTATTAAAGGTGGATATAAACCAGATAAGGTAGATATATTCGCTTTCGTACAACCAGAAATAAAAAAGGTCGCATATATACCATACGACCAAGTAAGAACAAACTGGGAGGTTACCATTACTCGCAATGAGTTTGAAAATGATAACCTCACCTTAAAGTCTGCTTTATTTTTTATTCATAACAATCTCTAAATACTCTAAGCACTTTGATGCTACTCCAGTGATTTCACGATGACCTCTTTCAATTTGAGATATTATTGCATCAGATTCATATCCCATAGCTTTGGCCATCTCTGATTGAGTATATCCAAGACGTTTACGAACTTTTTTCATTTTTATAGACCAATCCACATTCATAAGATAATCTTTCCATTAATAACATTCCAATGAATTTCATCATCATTTGAATTCTTATCAAAGCAAGAAACGTATTGCTCATTTGTTGAATTATCAATATAAAAAGTTGTATCACCAATTGTTACGTACAAAGAATGTTTACCTAATATTTCTATATCCATATTGTTTACTCCTCAGTTATAGTTATTGAAACATTACGACCTAATACTTTGCATATACGTTCTTCAAGTTCATTAGCCATCTCATCAAAATCATAATGTCTAACACCATTATCATCATCAACATCATAGTAACATACCGGCATAGGTATTGAGATATAATCATCATATTCATATATGTTTATTTTATTATTATAGCCATCAATTATTTTACTTATTTTTATTTGTTTCATTTTTTCTCCTTTGGAAATTGTATTACTTCAACCCAATTAATAAAATCTTCTTCATCTAATTCTATTAATTTATCCCTAAAAGTATTTACAATCATTGTTAGTCTTAATTCTTCTTTATTCATTTTAATCTCCAATTTAATTTAAGTTTCCAGACCCTAAGGTTTCTGGGAGACCTCAAAGAGACCTCCCTCATCAGTGGATTTATACTATTTTCCAACCTTTAGATTGAATTGTAAATTCGTGACCATTAGAGCATTCTAAATTTTGAGTATCCATATCACATCCAGAACCACCATCCAAATCATTACAACCACACTCTGGACATACACCAGTATAATCTTCTGAATCATCTTTAGGCTCATCATTCTGAACTACATCAAGATTAACTATAGTATCATTATACTCATTACCATAGTCAATTACTGCTTCAATAGGCATTTGAGGTTGGAATTTATTTTCATCAATAGGCTCAACTCCCATTATAAAGAAACAATCAGTATAATCAAGCATATTACATTCTTCAAATAGTTCTCTATATTTTTCATCCATTTCAGCATCCACTGGAACTAACTTATCTTTTGATATTGAATAGTGAAAGTAATCTTCTGAATTAGACATACTATCAAAATAAGTACTTAAAACCAGAATAGTATCTTCATCTATGCGAACACCATTATAAAATTGACCCTCACTTTCATCTGGACTGCATCCTTCAGCAATCATATCGCAGAAATCTTTATCAATTTCTTCTACTTTAGTTATTTGTTTTTGAAGGTTGTTAAGAACTACTACTTTATCAAGTTTAGATAGGATAGATTTAAGATTATCATAGTCAACTATAGTAATTCTCTTCCAACTACCATTAACATCTTTTATCTCATCAGTTAAGAACTCTCTGAACTTATCTACATCTTTTATCTCTACTAATTCATTATCTTTTATTATTTTAATTAAACTATAATCCATATGTATAGAAGGACTACCCTCCCACACCTTAATTAAATTCACATATTCTGGTTTTGTTAATTTTAAAGTTATCGTTTTCATTTTGAATCTCCAATTGTTAATTATTAAATCGATACCAAAGTTTACACTTGCTAAGTATTATGATGCAAGTAAAACCTTTACAAGTGCAAGGTTTATTGACATAAAAATAAATTTAAAAAGGTCTTTAAAACGACCTAACATCATATTAAAAAAAGGTAATATCTTAGGTATAATGGAAATTCTAACATTCACAATGGGAGTAATTTTGGGGGTAATAATCACACTTATAGGATTTAAATCTGGGGCATATATTTATAATAAAGCAGTTACAGATATGACACAGCCACCAGAATTTGAGGAGGATGATAGAACTCCAGATATATCTAACTACGACTATGGTGAATACAATACATACTATAAAGAACTACAAGATGATGAATCAAACTAAACCATCATTAAAAAATAGAATAATAATATGGTTTTTTACCAGAAGCAAAACAATACAAAAATTAATAGACATAGGTATCTCAGAGGCTTATGATTTAGGCTTTGAAAGAGGTGTAAAGGAAGGATTAAAATGTCCTCCAACTAAGCACCAATTAAAAAAATTAAAACAGAATAAATACAATCAAAAAGACTTAGAAAAATATGCTAAAAACTAATCCAAATCAAATCACCGATGTAATTGTCGAAGAGATTCAAGAAGAGGGTGAAAATACCTTAAATAGCCGTAGTGAGACGGAAATTTTAGATAAAAATGATTCTGGACGGGATCATAGAGGAAGATTTGTTAAAGGTAATAAAATATCTAAGGGTAGACCTAAAAAAGAAGACACAATTGTAACCAAATTTAGAGAAAATCCTAAGAATTTTGATTTAATAAATAATATCATTGCAATAGCATCAACTCTTGGCCAAAAGAACCAACATAAAGATGCAATGAATTGTGCGAAATTAGTAGTAGAGAGACTTGTACCAACATTAAAGTCTTCAGAATTAAAATTAGGTTCAGATAATGACACTGGTGTTGTCATTTTACCTCCTCAATCTGAACCAGAATCAGAGTAGTCGTGGATAATTTATCCACTGATTATTAGAGGAGAATTGCTTTTTGAGTGACCAAATAGAGACAACTAATGCTATCTGGACACCACATAAGGGTCAACAGACATTAGCATTATCCATTAATGAATCTGTGTATGAGGTTCTGTATGGTGGTGCAAGAGGTGGTGGTAAAACAGATGCTGGTATAGTATGGCTTTTAAAGGGTGTAGAAGACCCAAATTATGTAGGTTTATGTATCAGACGTAACTATAGTGATTTGAGGAACTGGTTAGACCGAGCAAAGCAGTTATTTAAGAATGCTACTTGCTCTGGTAATCCAGCAGTATTCAAGTTTAAGAATGGTTCTAAAATTTACACCGGGCATCTTAGTCAAGAAAACTCGTTTGAGGTTTATCAAGGCTGGGAAATTCACAGACTCTTAGTAGAGGAATTAGGTCAGATACCATTAGAAGAGAACTACCTTAGGTTATTGTCTTCAGTTAGGTCTACAACTACTATTAAACCTCAAGTGTTTCTTACTTGTAATCCCGGAGGTCCGGGTCATCAATGGATTAAGAAAAGGTTTAAGATTGGAATCAAGAAACCCAACGTAGCATTTAAAGATGAAATAAGTGGTAGAAAGAGGATATACATACCAGCTACTATTGATGATAATCCTACTCTAAAGTCCCTTGACCCAGATTATGTCAAGTTCTTAGATGCTCTTCCAGAACCAATGAGAAGTGCTTGGAGGAATGGTGATTGGGATGTATTCGCTGGTCAGTATTTCAAGGAGTTTGACCCTCGTATACATTGTATTAGTGAAGATAAGGCTAAAACAATGGGATATGGAGAAGAATACAACAATAGGTATATTGGTATTGATTGGGGTTATTCAGCACCATTTGGTGCAATATGGGTAGAGGTCACACCAAGTAATAAGGTTTTTTGTTATAGAGAGTTATATGGTAGGGAGAAGCATCCTATGGAATGGGCAGAACTCATTAATAAGATGACTGAAGAAGAGGTTACAATGTCGCTTGGTGACCCTTCAATGTGGACTCGTAATCCTATGTCTTGGAACAATCCTTCTACACAGATGTATAGTGATAGGAGTATAGCCAATGCCTTAATTGGTGATGTATCAAGACCACTTGTTCCGAACTTACAACCAGCGAATAACGATAGGGTTAATGGTTGGAGGAACATAGCACAACTAATGCATTACTCTAATGATGTGAATCCGAACTTTTACATTATAAATGGAACGTGTCCTAATCTTACAAGGACTATACCAGATATGATATGTGATGCTAAAAGACCAGAGGATATTGATACAACATTAGAAGACCATATAATGGATGCTTTAAGGTATGCTTTAACACACATACAAGCACCTAATAAGCCTCGAAAAGCATTAACAAGTGACGAGATTAAGTATAGGCAATTATTAGAGCCTAAAGCGAAAAAATTTAACTGGGAGTTTAAATGAGTAGAAAAGATAAATTAAAAAATTTAGCCTTGAGCAAAGAGACTTTGAGTATGTTTGCAAAAGGTAGGCCATCTAAGGATGGAGGCAAGAGACCTTATGTAGCTGGTGATGAAAAGTCTTTTGGTGAGGCATTTAAACTTATGAGAGATACATATGGTGATGATGCTGTTTTTATTTGGAGAGGCAAGAAATTTAGCACAAAGCAAAAATGAATAAGAAGAAATTAAGAAAACTAAAACTAAGAAAACTATTCAAGTTAGGACTGATGCCTAAGAAAGGTATAGTTCAAAGATTGAAAACTTACGAAGATGATGAGAATTATGTCCAAGATACGACTGGTTAAGAAACAATCAAATGTAATGGGACTAACTTTGAAAAAGTTTGATTCTGGAAGAAATAGATCACTTAACAATGATTTTGACTCTATTGTACTTAGAAAGAACTTTGTGCAAAAAGACAAGTCTATTGGAATGGTATTAAGAAGTGTACCAAAAACTGAAAGTACTCTAAAATTAAAAATTGTAGATAAAAAATCTAAAATGAAACTTGTTAAAGTTCCAAAAATGAAAAAACATAAAAGGGCAACTGGACAGAAGCCATTATCAGTTTATCATAATGGAGAGTATTTTTTAGACTATGGGGATTTTTCTTTTTCAGATGATGTTGGTGCACCTACAGATATGGGAGATATAGGAGATTAATGAAATATCCAAAAACAACAAATGAACCTTTAGATGTTCAAGCTAAAAAATACACCTCTCCAGAAGAGTTTAAACTTATAAAGTATTTAGAGGAGAAGTTTAGTGCATCAAAAGAAGCTAAAAAAATCAAAGTACCTCGTTGGAGACGTAATGAGGAGTTATATGCTGGTAAATTTCTAAAACCATTTAAACTGCCTAAATATAAGTCTCGTGTAGAGCCTAACTTTGTACACTCTACTATTGAAACAATTTACTCAATCTTAACTGACAGAAATCCTAAGGTTGACGTAATGCCTCGAAAAGAGTCACAAGTAGAAAGTGCAAGAATGACTCAAGAGATTGTGGATGCTGAAATGGAGAAACGTAAAGCATCTCGTTCTGTTGCTGGAATGAAAAGAGATGGTCTTGTATATGGTAATGGCTTTATTAAATGTGCAATGCACGAGGGTAAAATAGAGTTTAAAGTACCAGACCCTTTTACAGTTTTCTTTGATCCTTTAGCTACTAATATAGAAAATGCTAAATGTGTCATATTTGCTACACCTACATATGTAAGCGAAATAAAAGAAATGTTCCCGGGCAAGGAAGTTAAACCAGAGGGAAGATTAAATGAATATCGTTCTTTTGTTAAATATGATGATAAATATGCAACAGACAAAACAACAGATTTAGAATTAGATAGTAAATCACCAGTAGATGATGGTAAAGGAAATGAGTCTTATGGAGAGGGTCAAGCATTACTAAAAGAGGCTTGGTACTATGAGGGAGATAAACTTTGTCTTGCTACTTGGTGTGGACACACATTACTACAAAAAGAAGAGTCACCATATGACTTTATTCCACTTGTAATGTTTAAAAATTATGCCTCCCCTCATACTATATGGGGTAAAGGAGAGCCAGAGGTTATAGAATCCTTAGCTGTTAGTACCTCAATTGTACTTTCACAATCGTTGGATAATTTAATATATCACGGAAATCCATCAATTGTAATGAATAAGTCAATGATGAAGACGTATGGTAATAGACCCACAGATAAGCCGGGTCAAGTCTTCTATACTAATGGTCCTCACGAGGGTGTGAGTAGGTTACCAGCTGGGAATATAAGTGCATCTTCACTGCCGATGGCTCAAAGTTTAATACAGTTAGCTGATCAAGTAAGTGGAGTACACGATATAACTCAAGGAAGAAATCCTTCTGGTGTAACATCTGGAACTGCTATAAGTCAGTTACAAGAAGCATCACAGCAAGTTATTCGTACTAAAGAACGTGAAGTTGGTCAAGATGCAGTAATTAGTTTATATAAGCATACACTTTCAATGCTTAAACATAACTCTGAGGAAAACTTAGAGGTAAGAACATTTTCTGATACTAATGGACAATATGAATTTTACTCTATACCTCCATATGAATTAGATACAGATATGGATTTTAAATATGTTCCCGGTTCAAGTATGCCGGAGAATCGTGCAAGTAGATTTGACCAAGCATTAAACTTAGTTCAGCTTGGACTTTTAACACCAGAGCAGTTTTGGAGATGGACACAAAAAGACATCTCTCAAGAGATATTAGATGAAATAATGGAACAAAAACGTCAGCAACAAGAAATGATGCAACGTCAACAAGAGACATTACAGACATCTACTAACAAGGACGAGATTTTAGATTCCCTTCTTGTCCAACACGGAATGAGTGGACAACTTGAGGAATCAGAAACTAAAGAGGGTTAAAATGAGCATAAAGAAAAAAAAGAAGGATAAAAAATCTAAAGTAAAAGCAAAATTAAAAAATATTGCTAAAGGAAAAGTATCAACTAAAATGTATAGTAAGGCACCAGTGAGCAGAAGTGTTCCTTCATATACTCCAGCATCAAAACAAGTAATTGATAAAAAGGCTTTCGACAAAGCTGAACAGATCAAAAAAGAAACTGGAACTGTTGAAGATATTCAAGAAAATGGTAAGAGTGAAAAATGGTTAAGTGGTTTTATGGTTTCATTTAAATCAGCAGATAACTCTGGTCAAAAAGAGTTTAAATATGATGGCAAAAGGTATAAAACTGATCCTAAATTGCATAGCCTTGCTGAAAGATTGCACGAAGATGCATCTGCTCCAGCTGGTAAGTTTTCTAAGGCATATACAGATTGGGTTCTTGAAAACTTTTCAAAGGACATTAAAAGAGGTACAGACCCGGATAAGATTATGGCTGATTCAAAAGTTCAGAGACATTACACAATAGAAACTGGTTTAAATCCAGTGGGTGGAGTTTCTAAGCCGGGGTTACCTTCTAAGCCGGGGTTACCTTCTAAGCCGGGGTTACCTTCTAAGCCGGGTATAGGTCTGGGTGTAGGTCCGGGTGTAAGTCCGGGTAATGCTATTCATAACCCTATTAAAAAAATATAAGATTTTTAAATAAGAGCAACACCGAAAGGAGCCTCTAAATGAGTAACAGTAAAGAAGCCTATAATGATATAGTTGTTTCCGATGAGGAACATAAATCATTAGAAGGCATTGAGACCACAGTGTCCGAGTCACCGAAGGAAGCGACTCAAGATAATTCTGTAGAAGAACAACCAGAGGTTGTTGAAGAAGCAGTAGATTCAAGAGCAACAAATCCAGAGGGTAGTAACAGCAATGAAGTGTATGAGTTAGAAATGGATGGACAAACATATAGTTTGGACGATATTGCAAATTGGAAAAAAGATGCAGATAATAAGTCTGAGTGGAGTAAGTCCAATACAGAAAAAGCACAAAAAATTGCTGGAGTGGGAAAATTCTTAAATAAGTTCAAAGAAGATTCTGACTTTCAAGAACATATGAAAATGTATTTTGATGACGAAAAAGAATTTAATTCTTTTGGTTTGATAAATGCTGATGTTCCAGAGATAGAAGAAGAACAAGTTGAAGTAAATCCACTTGAAGAAAGATTAAACACATTAGAAACAGCTGAACATAATCGAGTACTTGATCAGCGAACCGAAAACTTAGATGTAGAACTTTCTGACCTTGAAAAACAATATCCAAATATTTTGGGTACTGAAGAACAAGTGTTAGAATTTCTTGACTTTTCAGAGAGAAACTCTGCTCGGTATCGTGACAATAAAGGTAATGTTAGCTTGGGCGATATGTTTAAGGAATATTCATTTGATTACTTGCAACAAGAATTGAGCCACTATAAAAAGTTAGGTGTAAATAGAGATAGAAATTCTGGAAAGGTAATAAATCGTTCTGAGATAGGAGCAACAGAAACTGTAACTCCTAAAAAGTATAACTCTTGGGATGATATAAAAGCCTCTGATCCAGAAATTAACAAATACTTTGACGAGTAACGTCAAGTATAAACTTAACAAAGACAGTTTAAACGACTGTTAAGGAGAAAAAAATGGCTTTATCAAGTAATGTAACAGCTATAACTCGTGAAAAGTTTATGCCAGTATTGGTTGACAACATCTATAATTCTAACGTCCTTTGCTTGAAGTTATTGAAAAATGCTGAAATGTTGGACGGTGGTAAAAAGATTGTTGTTCCAGTTGAATATGCAGATATGTCTGCTAGTAATAGTGGATGGATATCAGAAGGTGGTTCAACAGCTACTGCAAGTGTTGATACTTACCAATCTGCTACATATGACTGGGCAACCTCGTACGTTGGTGTATTAATTCCGGGTGCAGAAGAGTTAGTAAACAAAGGTAGTTCTCAAGTACTTTCTTTGTTAAAAAGTAAATTAAAATCAGCAGAAAAAACAATCAGAGACCTTTTCGGAACTGGTATATTTAATGCTGGTGTTGTAAGTAATGGATTAACATCATTAAATGGTGTTGGAACACTCACAGAAGCTGACTATTCAGCAGTTGATAATGGTGTAGCAATCATTGAGGATATGAGTGATTCTGCTTCTGTAGATGCGTTTCACTCACCGGGTAATATTGACAACACTGTTTGTAGTTATGATAGAACATTAGGTGGAATCGATTCTGGTGCAACTGGTGGAACTTTCTGGAATGCAAGGCTTGGTTCATTTGAGATTGCATCTGGAGTAAGATCACTTGTTAACACTGGTACTTCAGTAATCACTGGAGCAGTAACTTGGTCAGAACTTGCAGATACTTCACAAGGTGTGTCTAATATCGCAAGAGCAATGACAAGAATGTACGGTGCTTGTACTATCGATAATGATCAACCAGACCTTATAGTAACAACTCAAGCTATTTACGATGCTTATGAAACATCACTACAAGCAAACAAAAGATTTGCTGGTTCTGATGACATCGCAAATGCTGGTTTCGATTCTTTAAGGTTTAAAGGTGCATCTGTAGTTGTGGACTCTCATTGTCCAGCTGGTCATATGTACTTTTTAAACACTAACTACCTTGATTTTAAAATTCATCAAGATAGAAACTTTGCTTTTGAAGATTTCAAAAGATTAGAAGGTTCTGATAATTTACAGTCAAGAGTATTCTGGATGGGACAGTTGGTTTGTTCTAACCCAAGAATGCAAGGTGTTTTAGTTGGTGGTCCTTCAGACTACTCGTAAACCGTAG